CGGCTGGCAAAGAGCCTGCGTAGATTGCGATCACTGCATCACCGGCGCCGCCAGTGAGCAGTGTATTAAATGGACCGTCGATCATTGCTGCTGCTGTAGCATATGCAATTTCTGTATTACTAGCCATGGTTTAAATCTCCTGTTAACGAGTTACTTCTTTACTAAGTGTCACAAACCCTTCCAATACTCTGGTTCTCTCGTCAGCGGGGTCAATCAATTCGAGATCGTAAACACCTTCGGTAAAGTCTAATGCTTCAGTCACTGCGGATGCAATAGTAGCGACCACTCTTGCATCTGCAGGATTGATAATAATGTCACCATCAGTGGATTTGATAGTGACTAATACAGTGTCATCGCCAAGATGATCTCTGATCTGCATCTCGGCTTCCCAATTGGTTAGATCTGTTGGGGCATACCATTCGATATAACCACTTACTGGCGAAAAACGCTGATTGATTGTTGATGTGAGTACCGAGAAAGTATCCGGATCGATCACCGTGGCTTCAACCATTTCACATTCGCGAGGCCCCGTATTGAGTGCTCTGGCACCCTTTACGCCTTTTATACGAATGGGAGTATTAGATACAGAAGGGAGTCCATGACCAGTTACCTTGATAACTGTAGGACACCCAATGGTTACGGCCTCAATTTCGGCGCGACGTAAACCATCGCCATACTGATGAAACGCCAGGATAAACTTTGAACCCTGGATGATTTCGATATCATGTTTTTTTGGCCCTATCATCAGTCCGCCTTAAATGGTGGAGCCAGTTTGAAGCAACCCATTAGGAACATGTAGCCCCCGCTGATCCCTGCGGTATTAACAACAAACCGACTCCATTGATTATATGCCACCATATTTCATAGTTCCTGGCTGAGTAGTACGGCGTTTTTGCTCAATCCGCGCTTTCCCTACATGTATGTCGTACATATCCAGAGCGCGCTTAGCAGCCTTCTCATCCATAGTTTCAGAATCTTGCTTGGTCCATGCGCGATATGATGCCCAGAACAAAATAGCCGGGATATTTTCACGGCGTATTTCCAGTATATCGTCGCATTCCTTCAATATGTCTTTTGGAAGGCGTTCGACTTGCATGAGCAAAACACCAGGTGTTTCTGCGGGGGAAGAAAGTCTTAAATAGTCATTATCATAATCTGTGAATACATCGAAGCTGTCATTGGCTCGATTGAGTTGCCTGGTAGAATCGATGTTTACTCCATAATCTGAGGGACGAATAGGGAATAATTGGAGTGAATTTTCTTGGGTGAGCAACCGGACACTGTGTAATCCGCCACTAGAATCCTGACGGACAACACTCAGAATTCTACGTATCGATTCATGATAAGGAACAACGTCTGCTCCAGCTTTATATTCAATCCGACAGATTTCCTCAGTGCGCGAATCAAGAATAGGAACCCCATCACTGCAAAAACGTACTTGCGCCTCATCGATATAATCGATCAGTTCTTCATCGCTCCAAAAGTAAGGTTCGACAATATCCTGTAACTCATTTCTGAGTCGACGAAGTACATAGGTGACATCGAATTTCATAATTCGTTATCGGGCGGGTCTTCTGCAGAAGCTCTAACTTTCGCTGCATGTTCTTCTTGCTTTTGTTTTACATCCGCATCGAGCGCAGCCTGGTTGCGCTTGTCCAGTACCTTCTTCAATTCGTGGCTCCCCACTTTCTTGAGTCCCGTTCTCTTTTGGATAGCAACGAGTTTAGGTGAGGAACCAGTAGTGAATTCGTCTGGATTATTTTCTTCGATAATCGCTTCAACGGCTTTTGTGATCATCGCATTACGAGTCCCCAAATCATGGGCTTCTTCTTCGTCCTTTTCCGGTTCGAAAAGTTTTTCTTTCGGATCCGCTGTGAGGACACCGATCTTTAAAGCGGCTTCAACGAGTTGGGGGGCAACCAACCGAGCTACATCTTTCTCAAACGCGATAGATCCAAACGTTGTACGAAGGGTGCAAGTGCGATTGCAAATCATATTTACTGCTTTCATTTATGTCTCCGAAATTAAGAAATGGCCGGGGTTGCCCCCGGCCAGATCTGGTTAACCAACTCCGTGCGCGGAACCTGGACGGACATAAGCCATATAAATAACAGCTTTGCCGATTTCAGAATCCCCGCCGGCGGCAGCGAAAGTGACACGCACTTCGCCGCTTACGCCAAACATGACGAATGCACAGTCGGTAAGGTCGGTAACAGCAGCCGTCTTCAAATCAATCGGCGTGGCTGTGAATTGATCTTCGTCCACATCTTCACCGATATCAATGGTTAGAGTACTGCTATCATCAAATGCTGTGATGACATGGAGTTTCCCCCAAACCAACATAGCATCATCAGGGATAGTCAAAATCTTACGGATAACTGACCAATCACCCTTTGCAGTTGCAGGGGTAATAATAGCGGTTGCTACACAAAGATTTTGGAGAGCGCCTGTAACTCTATTCATGCTGTCTCTCCTTAAACGTACGAAGTGTATACGCTGAGAACACCAAAGTCTTGCTTGGTGTTATTAGCGTACATTGACTCGAACTGAGGTTTCAGGAAACCGAAGATCTTACCAACCGCAATACCCTGCTGGTTCTGGTAATCAAAACCTTCTTCTTCCCAATTTGCTTCGCCAATATCGGCAAAACCGAGCGCCTGGGCACCACAGAACAAGTTCACGCTACCAACAATATTATTGCTGGATCCCCACTGATCAACGCCACTGGTGGCGCCGGCACAGTTGGGAACGTGACGATATTCGTGAATGATCAGGCCGTCGATTACTGCAACGGCACCGGTAAAGAGCGGATTGGACTTAGCACGTTCGCGTGCTTCGCGTACATTCGCCATGTAGGTTGTATCCATCTTCAACCTGGCAATAGCTTGCGGAGTCATGAACACGTAATAGTATTCTTCCCCGCCCTCGGTGCGAACACCGCGGATGTACTCATCTTTCATGTAAGCCCGAGCCTGGATGAACATTTCCCAATCGGGAACGTCAGCAGCGGCTACTGCACCCGTTGTTCCGCCAGCGGCCGATAGGCCAGTAGCAGGGGTGTAGTTGAGCGCACGCTTGGCAGTTGGAGCTACCACATCATCAGCATAATTCAGGAAGGCAAATTCAGAGCCAACCCGAGCACGACCGTTAGTGTGGAGGCCGTAACTGAAACCGCCAAGAGTGAGGAATGCAAGCTGGTCGAGTCGATCACCCTGCCAGTATGCGAGATTGTTGCGAGCTTCCTTACGGAAACGTACAACAGAAGATTGTTCAGCCATGCGGCCTTTGTGACGATGAGCGTTTCGCAGTTGGTCAATGTTGATCACTTCATCGTAGCTTTTGATCTCTTCTTCGTTCCCTTCGAGGGTACGATCTCCAGCGACGCCGTCGCCTTCAGTATCAGCTACCATGGTAATCACTGCGCGGGAGCCTCGTTCGTCCTCCGTCAATTCATCGATCGTCTGAATCATTGAGTTGGAGTCCAAACCCATAAACTTATTCGCAAAGGAATAATTACGAGCCATCCGCCAGGTTTCCATCGACCATGCTGTTTTCTGTTCATCAGTCAATGCGTTAAAATTTGTAAGCATTGAATCTAACTCCTAGTCTATTGAAAACAGTATGGGTGTGCCTCCTATCGCTTTGGCTTGCGAGAAACGCTTGTTTTTAGTGCTGCGAAACACTGCCAAGTATCGCTTTGGCTGGCGGATGTATGTGGCATGAAGCATAGCATGAAAAAATATTAGTTCGTACCTATTTGTGTATCAGCAACCCCCGATACTTTCCATACTTCTTTTTGTTCTTCAGTCAATTTGGCAAATGTAGTTCGTCCAGTAAATGTGGATATTTTAACTGTATCACCATCAATTAGCCCTTTGACTGATTTGATTGTATTTTCTGATGCACATTTATGCATTTCTGCCCACTCTTCGTGAGTGGGCATTTTTTTCATACCAGCAATTTGAGCAGCCAGGGCAACAGAGGTTTTCACACTGCATCCCCACGTAACAGCGCCCGCTGTTCCGAGGATAAATTATCAAACTGCTTCCGTGTCAGGCGAGAAGGTTTCAAAACCGGCTTGGTTGCAGAGCGCCCGGTGCCAAGATCGGTAGTATCTGGCGGCTGGCCTTCAGCAGCCGCGGCTACTGCTTTGGTCGTTTTCTCTCGCAATGTTTTCTCAGTCTTGAGTTTCTTGTCATCTGGTGGATCATCTGGAGGATCCGCTGCGACGATTGGCTTGAGCAGAATACTGGCTGCTTCCTTGAGTGCTTTGAAACGATTCATCCCACCATTGGTAAACCCGGTATACAACGTACCCAGGCGAACATCGGTTTCTTTGTCGTAATGCTCGCTTTCCGGATCGATTTGCGGAAACTTGTCTTCCAAATTAGTAAGATCCGTATCAAACCGAATGTCGTCACTGGTAGCCTGGCGAGTAAAATCGCTGACTTTAGATTCGCGTAGATCCTGCAAATTCGTTTCGACTTCAGACAGAGTCACAGCAGCTTTGTCGGCAGCATCCTTGTCGTTATTAAGGATCGCATCCTGCCATTCAGACCGCGCATCTTTAACAGCGGTTGCTGCCAGGGCAATATTATCCTCGATGCTTGGTTCATCCGGTTTCGCCGGCGGGGGATTAATTTGCTCCTGCAGTGCTAAAAGTCTGGCTTCGG